TGCGTTTAGTGTTGCAACACCAGTTGCCTGTTCAATTCTGAATAAATCACCAACTCTAAAGTCACCATTTTGGTCAGTTGATGAGAAGTAAACACGGCCACCGTCTGTTTCTGTAATTTCATCTGATTGGTCAGCAGCTTGACTTGCATCACCTGGATAATTAGTGTCTGCAAAACCACCTGTACCAATATTCAAGAAGTCATGTCCTGTTAAACGAACATTTGAGAAACCTGTTGTGATATCTGCTTCTTCATTATCTGCAATCGCTCTGCCACTTGTAACACTTTCTGTTAATCTGATTAGTGCTGTTCTAGCGGATGTGTTAGTTTCTGAAACTGCTGAAACTCTGTAATACTTAGAAGTGTCGCCAGCAAATACAACATTTGAACCAACTTTAATTACATTTGCACTACCTAATGTACTATCTGAGGAATCAACTGCAATAAGTGGACCAACTTGTCCTGTTTGAGCAGCTGAACTATCTCCGTGAGAACTATCAAGTGTGGCTTGAAAGGTTGAACTATCATCTTTTGTAATTGTGACAGTTTCACCTTGTTGGAAATTACCACTTCTACCAGTGATATGAATGTAATCTAATGAAATGTTAACTCTAATAATTGTAGCAGTTGCACCTGAAGTGTCACCTACAATTGCAGCTGCTGTAGGTGTACCTGAAGTCGATACTGTATCTGCAATATCACTTTCTGTAGCAGCGCCAATAAATCCAGCAGTTGCATATTTTAACATCTCACCACGACCTTGAACTTCTACAGGACTTTCAGTCGCTAATGTACCTACTGCCTCAGCACCTTTTTCACCGTAAGCAGATGAACAGTTTAGACCTCTAATAAAACCACCGGATTCTGCATAGAAAGATTTGTCACAATAATATGTAAAGACAGAAACCATCTCACCACGGCCACCACCAATCGCATGAACACCACGACCATCTGAGTTAATTTGTGTAAAGTCATTTGCAAGAATTGATTTGTTACCTGCACTATGTAATAATCCGTCAATTTGAATACCTGTTGCGTTTGCATTTACAGATGAACAGTTTTGAACATATGGCGAAGCAGTTGTAATCGAACCACTAGGGTCAAGTGAAACAACAGCAGCCTTACTAGTACCGCCAGCTCCTGGTGTACCTGTTAAACCTTTCATTGTCATTTGAACAAGGTTTGTTTGATTGTTCATTAAGAACATATTAGAAGCATTATTATCTTCTAATGATGCAACATCAAAAACTAGATTTGAACCACCACCTAAATCTGTAGCTAAAATTGTAATTGTTTCATTTACTATAAATCCTGAACCACCGTTATAAATTGTAATTGAAGGTGTTGATGAACCGTCTTTTACAATGTTAAATACGGCACCAGTACCAGAACCATTTGTTGAACTTTGATGAACATAGTTATATGTTCCTGGTGTACCGCCTGTACCACCAGTGATACTATCGACAGTTTTAATTTGATGACCTGTTCCTGATTTAGGTCTAATTTCTGTGCCTCTTAAACTTTCACCTTGTACTGTAACACCAGCAGGAATTTTTATCGGTAAAATTTCTCTATAAACACCGTTTTTAACATAGATAACATCACCGATTGAAGCTGAGACAACTGCGATTGTAATATCAGTTGAACTTCCCATTGATGAACCTGGAAATGTTATGACATCACCAGCTGCGTGGCCTGAACCACCATTAATTACTGTTACTGTAGGTGTTGAAGAACCATCATTAACTGCTCTAATTTGAGCACCTGTACCAGAACCGGTTGTACCCGATTGTGTTACATCATAAGTGCCAGGAACACCACCAGTACCACCTGTAATTGTGTCGAAATCTGTAACATCACCTGAAGTCGCTTGTGATAGAGCGTAATAAACTGTTTTGAAAGGTAAATACTGAGTACCAGGATTACTGTCTGAACCTGAGTTTGCAACATAGTAAACATTTTTACCTTCAGCATTTGACCAAACGGGGTCTGTACCGTCTGTAGTTAATACTGAACCTGAAACTCCAATTGGTAATCTTGTTGTTTGTGTTGCATCTTGTACAACTAAATCACCTCTTGTATTTAATACTGAGTTTGTATCACCTTGAGCAATTAATTGCCAAACTGTGCCGTCTGAACCTGGTGTAACATTTATTTGTCTGTCTTTCAACATTACATAAGTTGAAGAACCTTGTCTTACTACATCACCAATATTATAAGTTGTAGCGGCATCATAAGAGCCTGATTGATAATCAAAACCTTTTACTAACAAATCCCAATAAGATGAGTTTGTTGTACCATCTGTATTTGCTGGATATTGACTTGTGTTGTTTGTGTTTGCAACATACACATAACCACCATAGTTTACAACATCACCTGTTTTATATCCTGTTCCGTGGCTATAGATGTTTTGAATTTTAAAACCTGTTGTAATTACATCCCAATATGCGTTATCTGTAGGAGTTTGTCCTGAACTTTCTTCGTCATTAACATATATGTAAGTGTAACCACCATAGGTAACTATATCGCCTTTAGAATAAACAGTTGAACTACTATAACTATCTTCCCATTGTTGGCCTTCTACAAAAAATGCAGCTTTAGATTGGTCAAAATCATCTGTTGTTGCACCTGAAGTATGAGCAGTTGTAACTTTATATTGATTGCCACCAAATTTAAATACATCATTTACTTTATAGTAAGTATCAGCAGTCCAGTCACCTTTGTAATCAATAGCATCAAGATATAATTCAAAATTAGATGTATTTAAAATTGCAACACCACCAACTACAGAGGCTGATGTGTGAGCAGTTGTACAACGATATTGTCTTTGTCCGTACTTAACTAGGTCGTTTAGTTTGTACCATGTGTCGGCAGCGTATGTGCCCTTAAAGAATAATGCTTCTGATTGTAAAGACCAGTAACTTGTATATGTTCCTGGACTTGTGTAAAATAAGTTTTCGTTGTTAGGAGATGTATGATTTGCGATAGCGACATAAGTATTTCCGCCGTATTTTACGACATCATCTATCAAATAGGAAGTGCTAGTAGCCCAATCCCCTCTCCATTTAAATTTAATTCGACCTAGTTTAAAATCTGCCATGGTTTACCTTTTTAATATTACTATTTATACGAGTTAGGACGCTGATTGCCAAGATGTTGACGCAACAGGATATGTGCTACCCTCTGCTGTTGTAAAGTCATCACTTCCCAAAGCCGTTGCTCCTCTACTCCTATTTTCCCTTTTTACAAAATAACCACTATCATCTATAAAATATGTTGCGTCACCACTTTCATTTCTAAATTGATGATAAAAGTCGTTTGTGTTATTTTTATATTGTTTATCTCTATAACCAATTGCAACTTGAGCACCATTAAAAGGTGCTATTTTAAATGTTACTACAGCTGAAGCATATGTCCACACTGCATCAATAGTTTGTTCTACGCCATTTACAAATACTGCAATTCTTGTTCCATCTAAAACTGGTGTTGTTAGTGTGAATGTAGAAGTTGAGCCATCACCTGTAAAAATTTGTGTTACGCCACTTTGTAATACTGTGTCTTCATCAACATACTCTGATAAAGCCGAAATTTGTTTGTTGCCGTTTAAATCAGTAGGAGAACCACCCTCATAATCTAAGGTATCTGTATCATCTTTATTAACTTTAGTGTAATACAAAAGGCCTTCAGTTGTTCTACGCAAAGCGTGAAACCCCTCTTTTGATTGTTGTCCCTCTGGTACCACATATCCTAAAGTAGCCATTAACTAATCTCCAATATACTTGCAAATGCTTCAACATCTACAGACGAACTATCTGGATTAGGGTCAGCATAAACTCTGAGAATATCATTACTCTCTAAGTTGATTGGTTTATCTAAGACCAATGTATTATTAGCAGATACATTTAAACTTCTACCCACATGATAAAAAGTTGAGCCGCCATCTGTTGTAACTTTTACATTTACTTTAGCAGCGTTTGTAGCACTTTTATTTGAAATATACAATGCGTGAATAACTGCATAAACAGAACCACCTGCTGTGTACATGTTTCCTGTAGCGTCATCTAAAACACCTACATCTAATCCTTGATTTTTAAATGTACTTGCCACTGATTATCCTCCAAATACAATTGCGTATGCTAAAGCATCACCGTCCATTGCAACCACACCAGATTGGTTAGGCAAACTAATTGTATTATCTTGTGTAGGCTCTTGAGCCGTCAAAGTTGTTTCAAATGCGTTTGCTAATGCACCTTCAAATATAAGGTCTGAACCATCAAGAACAATATCGTTAGTAGTTGTGGCACCAGCAGTCACAACACTTTGAAGTGTTACTGAACCTGCACCACCAACTTCTTTAACAACACCGCCGGTAGTTTTTGTATAAAACTTACCATCTGTGATATTCATTGCCAATTCGCCAGTTGCTAAAGAACTAGCTGAAGGAATCTGTAGTGCTGTCTCTGACCTTTTTGGTAAGATTGCTGTTGTCATTATAACTCTTTATTAATTTTTTTAATCTGTTGAATTAGTTTTGATTTAGTTAATCTTTTGTCTAATTCAGTACCTAATTTTCTACCGATTTCTTCTAACTCGGCTTTTGTTTTCTTTTCTAATTCTTTTAAATCATTTTTGTCTAACTTGCCATCATCATTCAAATCAGCAATGCCAAATAATGTATTAAAAATTTTCTTAAAAAAGGTTTTAATTGTTTCAATAAATTCGAATTTCATTAGAAAGAACCTCCATCTACTGTCGTTATTGTTACTTCGCCTGCACCCGATACGGCAAAGTTAGCTGAAGCAAATGAAGCAACACCAACATTTGAAGTTGACGCTAATTCACCTGCGATTGTTAAAGTCGAACCAGAAGCGGTAGTGTTAATACCTTCTCCAGCAAGAAACTCTAAAGTACCACCCACATTTACACT